TTGAATCTTGATAAATGCCAATAATAGAGGCATTGTTTGCTGGACTAATTATTTGATATGGCACCGCTGCCAAATTTTTTAATTCTGCTTCGGATTCTGGATCCTGAGGCATATGTAAATTCATTTCCGTTGAATTTTCCCTACGATTTCTCGTAAGGTCAGACTATACCTTATGCCTCATCAAGGTGGTTAACCTATCATTTGAGACCCACAATCGTCTAGTCGTTGAACCTTCCCCATACTCTTACCATAACAAGGTTAGGGGCTTGGCTGCTGATTATCCAATCCTTTACATTATTACCATCGGGTTCGGCTATTAACCGAGATCCTCACAAACGTTTCCGTAAGTGAGTGGTAGCAAAGGCTCTAAGGAACTTCCAGCAATTTGGTTGTGTTGCCAAATTATATCTCTTAATTTTTCAATAAACTTAATTGCGCTTTCTTTACTTTCTTCTAATGAAATGTGTACACCTCCAAAATCTGCTTTACATCTGTCAATATAAACATACCAACCATATTGTTCATTGTGTTTTTTTAATGGTTTAATATATTTTTCAATATCATAATCAATATTTTTTATATTTTTAAACCTATCAAATTTTCTATCTTTATAATAATTTAAAACACCATTGGATACACGTTTTTTGCTTTCATCTGTGTGAGTAAATACATTTCCACCATTTTTTAAATTATATCCATTTGGATATAAACTATTAAATTCTTTTATATAATGTATTTCTTTCTCATCAGATTTGTCAATTTCACAGCATTCAATTAATTCAACTGTAAAATCTTCAACACCATATTTTCTTATGGCATTATTTAAGAAATGTGATTGATTTTTTTTGCTTGAAAATGCTTCAGAAATATGACATCTAAATCTACCTTCGTATCCATATGGTCTATATTTTTTATGGTTTAAAATATGCGATACTGCTTGACCAACATATATTTTGCCAGTTGTTAAATTAACGATTTTATATATTTCACAATATCTTTCGGTTGGGGTGTCTAATGTTATTTTTGACAGTTTGTTGCGTTTTGATGGTTCCATTTCATTTATTTAAAAGAAAGCCTTTAAGTTATTTTTAAGAGATATTAATTAACTAGGGAGTAACACGCTTTTAACGCTCCCTGTTGGGGACAAAATGCTTTTACATATGTCTATCCCCGTCAAACGGTTGATCCCAAAAGTTTCCTAGTGGGCCGGACTGTATCTTAAGCAGATTCAGGTTGATTAGACCTTCATTATCTACCGAATTCCGTTCAGTCTCTGAATGCCTTTCATATCCTAATCAAAACGGATTTAGAAAGTAACACTGCGGATTATCCAATCCTTTACATTATTACCATCGGGTTCGGCTATTAACCGAGATCCTCACAAACGTTTCCGTAAGTGAGTGGTAGTAAAGGCTCTAAGGAACTTCCCGCATCAAGAATTCTTGCCTCATAAATGAGACTAGGGGGTAACACGCTTTTAACGCCCCCTGTTGCGAACATTGACTATTTTAAAATAGTTTGTGATCTGTTGTCGTCACAAAATGTTTATCCGCATTGTAAGGTTTAGTGTCAGCTACATTCATTCTAAAAGTATCGCCACGCGTCATAATACGAGCAATATGACACATCATGCTCATTCTATGAAGAGTTGGTTGTCGATTAAATAGAATAGCATCACCATCCATCATATGACGATGGACGATATCACCTTCTTCCAATATAATGGAATTTCTATCGAGATAATATTTCAAGGTAATTGATTCACCATTCTTTTTTTCCAACATTTTAGCGCCAGGCCAAACTTCTGGACCATTTCTAACTAATTTAGTCAAGAAATCCTTATTTATTCTGTTAACATAAACTGGTTTTGTAATATTTTTCGCAATTTTCATTGGAATACCTAATTCTCGAATGGATATGTTTGGATCAGCTGTAATAACAGAACGAGCACTAAAATCAACGCGTTTAGCCATAAGATTTCCTCTCATTCGTCCACCTTTTCCATTTAAGCGGTCTTTTATTGATTTTAAAGGTCTACCTGAACGTTGCGCAACAGCGGCTACACCAGGAATTTTATTATCAACTTGTGTTGCGATATAATATTGTAAAACAGTCGACCAATCATCAATTACATTTGCTGGGGCATTGTTTTGAATTTTTTCTTGAAGGGTTTTATTTGTTTTGATAATATTTACTAAAATATGACTTAAATCATCTTCTGAACGTTGTTGAGAATCATGTTTTACAGAGGGTCTTACTGCAGGTGGAGGCACCGACATTACTTGACAAATCATCCAATCCGGTCTTGAATAATTTGGACTAAAACCCATAAATGACACATCTTCATCAGAAATTCTTTTAAATATCTTTAAAACCATTTCAGGAGTAATTCTAACAACCATTGGTTCGACACCGGCTTCCTCTCCTTTCCATTCAGCCAAAATTGTCGCTAGACCTTCTTTTTTAATTTTATTTGGTTGAAGACACCCACAACCATCTTCAATGTCTTCACCACATCGTTTAATTTTACTTGCCAAGAAGAATACATATTTCCATCTCGCATCTCCTTGAACTTTTAATGCTTGTTTATATTTTTCTTTACTAATAAGAAGTTTGCTACATTTAAAACAAACACACCTCATAATTTTCTGAATTGTATTTAAATATTGAATGTAAAATACTGGTCTCGCTAATTCAATATGTCCTGAATAACCTGGAGTCTGCATATAATCTAACCCATCGGTGGGACAAATTATACCTGGTTCTAAAACACCCATTCTTGGGTCAAATAACCCACCAATTATTGGTTTATTATTAATATATGTATCTCTGCTTGTAATTTCAGCAACAGACCCTTTTCTAATTTCATCAGGGGATAATATGCTAAATTGTATTCCAATAACTTTCGAGACATTCATTGAACTATAATTTGAATTTTTCGACATCTCTTATATAATATATTAACATAGTTTTATATTGTTTTCCAATTCAATTTTTTATTTTAATTTATTACATTAATAATACACATAGTATACAAACATCAACTATTATTAAATATTATCATATTTAAACATTTAAATGCTTAAATATGATAATGCTTAAATAAAATAATACTTAAATACAATAATGCGTATTATATTTATAAATTTACAAAACACTTATTCTTTTTATAATTTAATAAAAATAAAATTGAGTTAAAAATAAAATTATAAGGTATTGTATATAACAATGACACGTGATAGTTCAAACAAATTATTTAAAAAAGAGCAGGTTAAGCGTTCTTCTGGTAAGAAGGCTGAATATAATCTCAGAAAAAAGAAAGACTCGCATTCGGATAGTGATAATAATAATGATAGTGATTCTGAAATTGATGAAATGGATATACATGAATTACGAAAATACGTCCAAAAAATATTTCCTTCAAAACATATGAGTAAAAAAATTAAAGCTGGTGAAAATTTAAAGAATTTTAAATGTGATAGGAGAGATGAAGAAAAAAGTAAACCAAAAAAAACACCTAAAAAAGAAGTAGAAGAATCTGATGATTCTGAATATGAAGAAGAATGGGAAGACGAAGAATCAGATGACGACGACTGGGAAGATGAAGAATCGGAGGAGGATGAAGACGAAGAATCAGACGAATCGGAAGAAGAAGAAGAAATTATTAAAACTAAGAGTTCATCTAAAAAATTATCCAAAAATTTATCCAAAGGTTTATCCAAAAAGTCTAAAAATATAGAGGAAGTCGTTTCTTTAGACTCAAGTGATGATGACGAACCTGATAGTACAGACCCAATTAACATTATATTTACAATTAATAGCGCAGGAAATATTGAAGACGACTTGGAAGATGAAGATTATGAAAGTTCAGATAATGCGACCGAAGATGAAGATGAAGAAGTTTCGACGGATGAATCTTCCGGTGATGAAGAAGAACAACCATTCAATTCAAAAAAGAAATCTAAAGAATGTAAAGAATGTAAAGAATGTGAAGAAACCACAATAACACCTAAGAAAAAGAGTAAAGAAGTAAAAGAAATTGGTGAAGTTAAGCAAGACAAAAACGAAGTTCTTCTAAGACTTAAAGAATTGCTTATCACAAATCCTAAAGATAAGTCAATTGAAAAGTGTATTGAAATTTACAAAGAAGATATAAAAAACGAAAATAAAAAAAATAGCAAAAAAGAAAAAAAACAAAAAGATAAAAATATGAGAATATTCAGAAAAATAATTAGTGATAAAAATACAATGAATGATTTTGCTTTTTATGAAAAATTAGATATTGAAAAGCAAAAGAAATTAATTAAAGAGTTGAGAGAAATCAATAAAATTACAAGAATTGAAAAGCCATATCGAATGACACTTTTAGAATCAAATATGCCGATTCAATTTAAAGCCGCCGCAATTAAAAAGGTTAATTCTTTAAAGTATATGGAACCTGGCAGTGGCGAATTTTATAAAATCAAAAATTGGATTGATACATTTATGCGGATACCATTTACAAACAATATGGAACTTCCAATTAGTATTGAGGATGGTGTAGAAAAATGCCACGATTTTATGGAAAACGCACAAAAAACATTAGATGAAGCAGTGTATGGGTTAAATGATGCGAAAATGCAAATTATGCAGATGCTCGGGCAATTTTTAACAAATCCAAAAGCAATTGGAACCGCCATTGCGATTCATGGACCACCTGGAACTGGCAAAACGAGTCTAGTAAAAGAAGGCATCAGTAAAATTTTGAATAGACCATTTGCTTTTATAGCATTAGGCGGAGCTACTGATAGTAGTTTCTTAGAAGGTCACGGGTATACATATGAAGGAAGTACATGGGGTAAAATCGTTCAAATTTTGATTGATTGCAAATGTATGAATCCTGTAATTTATTTTGATGAATTAGATAAAATTAGCGACACACCCAGAGGTGAAGAAATTGTTGGCATTTTAACTCATTTAACAGATACTTCCCAAAATTCACAATTCAATGATAAATATTTTGCCGAGATTAATTTTGATTTAAGTAAATGTTTGTTTATCTTTAGTTATAATGACGAATCAAAAGTCAATCCTATTTTGAAAGATAGAATGTATAGAATTAAAACAAAAGGATATTCTGGAAAAGAAAAGAATGTCATTGCAAATAATTATTTGATGCCTAAAATTAGAGAACAAGTAAGGTTTTTGGAAGGCGATATTACCATTCAGGACGACGTTTTAGGTTACATAAATGATACACATTGTCATAAAGAAGATGGTGTTAGAAATATGAAGCGTTGTTTAGAAATTATTCATACGAAATTGAATTTATATAGATTGATGAAACCAGGGTCAAATCTATTTGAAGGAGAAATGTCTTTAAAAGTTGAATTTCCATTTAAGATTACAAAAGATATTGTGGATAAATTAATTAAAAAAGAACAAGACAATATCTCCGCTTTATCAAGTATGTATGTTTAAAAAATAAAAAAATAAATATATTTATATAATAATTAGCTGTTTAATATAAATTTTAATTCATATTAAATAGTTTACAAATATAATTCAATGCTCTAAATAAAACTTATTTTTTGTTCATAACATTGTGTAATTTGAAATTGTGTAAATGTATTTTTTAATTTGTCATATACATCACAACTATTCCTTTGAAAAAGTCATCAGGAGGGTTTTCTTTTATTTTCATCCCTTAATATTTTTATTTTAAGTAGTTTTCCAATAAATTAATTCCTTCTTTTTCATATGTTTTTATAATATTTAACATATTATCTATATTGTCGCTTGATATATAGTGCTGGGAATTATCATTATTTTTTGGAAAAACATTCCATTTATTGTCTTCATTACTTAAGGCTAAAACATATCCTAAACACCTACATTTATTTTTATTATCAATTGCGTATGTATTGAAATCTTTAAAAATATAGTATTCGCTAAAAAACTTATCGAGATCATCTTCTTTTTCGCAAATTCTGTCTTCTAATACATCATTAAACATACAATATTTTTTATTAAGATAAAATATATTTTTATTAATATTTTCAATAGAACATGATAAATAATTTTTATATAATTCTATATTTTTTAAAATTTTACAAATGGTAAAATATATAAATAATTTTTCCAAACAAACATTTTTATCAATTTGAACTTTAAGATTAAGATTAATATTTATATCGGTTATTAGTTTAGTTTTAGTAGTATCATTTATATCGTGTTCGTGTAGTTGATATAAAAATAATGGTTTTGAATAACTTTTTTTACCAAGTATTTTATTTTTACAATTTCTGTAATGACTTTTCCTTTGTGATTTAGTAAAATTTAAATTATCAATTATTTCTGTTTTAATTTTATTTTCGATATTATTTACTCTTTCTATTTCATTATTTATTTTATCAGTTCGCTTTAATAAATAATTTCTTTTTTTATATTTTTTACGACAATTAGCAATATATTTTGGATTTAATTCTTTGGTTGGACAAAACAATTTAAAATCACCCAATGTTACACAACTTGTTTTATCTTTTGTTTCATATACTATTTCATTAATTATATTATAATTTCTATAAAAAAATTGGTTATTAACAAAAATATAATCGTTCAATAAAAAATTTATTGTTAAAGGTCCATTAAATAAATTATGACTATTCTCATTTGTTATATTTTTAAATATTTCTCCAAGAGGTATAATTATTAGTTCGTTATATGTTTGAACGCTCATAGATAAACATATAACTAAGATTTTATATTAGTTAAATATATATGTATAGCACTACCATATTGTATTTGTATTGTGCCACCACATACCATCCCCTTTTTTAACATTATATAGTGCCCTAAAAATATCAGAACGTGATAACGGAACATTGCATCTGTATTTATTAAGTGGATGTGGGTTTG